GATGGCCATGATTGGAACGCCTAACGCTGCTTGTTCGGGTATGTTCTTTCGTGCTTCTACCGACCCAGCGCAGGGATACAGCAATCATCATTGGACGATTATGGAAAACCCCCATATCCCCCACGCAGACCAATGGCTTCAACGCCGCATGAAGCAAAAGCACTGGGATGAGAATCATCCGGTTTATCTGCGTGAGTGGCAGGGCAAGTGGATTCGCTCGAATGACTCTTTGATTTACAAGTACACCAAAGACAAGAATTTCTACAAAGAGATACCGCATCACGAGCATGACTTTAATTATATCCTGGGCGTGGATTTAGGGTACGAAGACGCCACTGCTTTCATCATCGGGGCCTACTGCCCAGAGCTGCCGGATTTTTACATCGTCGATAGTTACAAGGAAACGAAGATGATACCGGCGCAGATTGCAGAAAAAATTAAAGAGCTTGATTCGCAGTATGATTTCAATATCATGGTCGCCGACACGGGGGGTCTTGGTAAGTCTATTGTAGAAGAATTTCGATATCGTTACGAGCTACCAATACGCGCAGCAGAAAAGCGCAACAAGGCATCCTATATTGAACTTATGAACTCAGACCTTCATTGTGGTTTTATCAAGGTCTACGAAGGGTGCGAGATATTAAATGAGTGGGATTTACTCCAGTGGGACGAAGACAGGAAAAAAGAAGATTCGCGTTTTGAGAATCACTTGTCTGATGCGTGCTTATATGCGTGGCGCGAAAGCAAGCATTACACGTACAAGCAAGCGGCTATTGCTCCAAAGCAAGGAACTCCTGAGTATTATGCTGCTCTAGAAGATAAAATCTGGTCAGATAAAGCCAACGCAATAGACAAAGCCGATGGACAGGCATGGTGGGAAAACGAATGGACGCTGAACTAGAAGAAATAATCGAAGCTGCAAAAAAGCATGGGCTTAAGCGGTTAAGAGTTGGTGATATCGAAGTAGAGCTATGGGAGAAGCCAAGACCAGCAGGTGCTCAGTTACAAGTGTTTCCTGAAACCTCTGGCGCTAAAAGCTTATCCGAAGAAGAGCAATACGACGAAGATTTATTTTATTCGGCAGGTGTGTAATCTGCGGGGAGTTTCAAAATGAAAAAGTTAGGTTATTGGTGGAGTGAGAAAAGCGAACCCCACGATCTTGTATTTGAAGTAGTTGAGCATTTGACGGATAACCAAGGTTATCACTCGACGAACAACATTAATCACGCACGCCTTTATGGAAATATCAGTTATCGCGATTTGGGAAGCGGCAACCTGGTCCATCGAGCAAAGACAAGCGCCAAGAACCGCGTAACCTTAAACATCATTCAATCGATGTGCGATACCGTTACAGCGCGAGTTGCCAAAGCTAAACCAATGGCGACTTACTTAACAACTGGCGGCGACTGGGAAATGCAGCGCAAAGCAAAGCGCCTAACCAAGTTTACCGCAGGCCAGTTCTACGGCTCCGACATTTATAAAATCGCCCCTAAAGTCTTTCTCGATGCCTGTGTTTTTGGCACTGGTGTTATGAAAATCTTTGAGTATGACGGAGAGATTAAATGCGAGCGAGTATTTCCCGATGAGATTGTGGTTGATGACCTTGAAGCTCGATATGGCAATCCTCGCCAAATGTTTCAGCGTAAAGTTGTTGATAAGCAGGTTTTGGCGTCGTTATTCCCGGAATTTGAAAGCCAAATTCGCGATGCGTCTCCGATTGAGGATGATGATTCGCTCTACCGCGCAAGTGAACAAGTTGAGTGCATCGAAGCGTGGCACCTACCAAGCTCTAAGGGCGCAAAGGATGGCCGACACGTTATTACGATAGAAAATGCGACTTTAATGGATGACTCCTGGGAGCGCGATGGTTTTCCGTTTGCATTTATCCATTGGACGAGCCGATTACTCGGTTTCTGGGGCCAAGGACTTGCGGAACAGCTTACCGGTATCCAAGTAGAGATAAATCGCTTATTGCGGAACATCCAACAGCAAATGCACCTCGCAACACCGAAGGTTTTCGTCGAAAGTGGCTCTAAAATCTCAAAAGCCCACATAAACAACGAAATTTGGGGTGTTATTGAGTATGCAGGCACCCCTCCGCAGTTTTTTGTCCCTAAAACCGTCTCTGGTGAAATTTTTAGCCATTTAGACCGGTTATTTAACCGTGCTTATGAAATTGCGGGCGTAAGTCAGCTTGCAGCGGGCGCGAAGAAGCCTGCGGGCCTAGAATCGGGCGTTGCGCTTCGAGAATTCCAAGATATTGAGTCAGAACGCTTTTTGATGGTCGCAAAAGCTTATGAACAGCTATTTTTAGACGCTGCGGCTCAAATGGTCGATATTGCCCGCGAAGTATCTGCTCGGGGTGAGTCGTTTGAGGTCATTAGTCACGGCGATGACGATATCGAGAAAATTAAGTGGTCAGACATCAATTTAGAGCATGATGAGTATGTGATGAAGGTTTACCCGACCTCACTTTTACCTACAACGCCAGCGGCGAAGCTTCAGAAGGTTATCGAGATGCTTCAGGCAGGAATGCTTACGCAACAAGAGGCTCGTGCGCTGCTTGATTACCCTGATTTGGAAGCGGTTAATAATATGGCCACGGCGTCACAAGAAATATTCAATATGATGATTGAACGGATTCTTGAAAAGGGTATTTACCAAGCGCCAGAGCCATACATGAACTTGGCTATGGGCATCCAAATGATGCAATCGGCTTATCTGCGAGCCAAGATTAACCAGGTGCCTGAAATTAGGTTGGATTTGTTTAGACGATTTATCGAGGATTCTATCGGTATGCTTGCAGCAATGCAGGCCGGAGCGCAACAGCCGCCGATGGGTCCAATGGGGCCGGGACCAGCTACCCCCGAACAGGGAGCACCCCCGGCAGGAATGACGGATGATGTTGCTGCGGCTGAAATGGCTGCGGCACCCATCCCAACAGCGTAACAACGCAAGGGGTTAGTATGACAGAAGAAGCAGTTCAAGAAGCACCAGCAGAAGAAGCGCCGAGCGCCGAGCTAATGGAAGAAGTGGCTGAAGAGGCTACCGAAGCGCCGGAAGCAGCGGAAGCGCCGCCCGAGCCGGAACGCCCTGATTTTTCTCGGCAATTTGCGGCACTTGCTCGAAAAGAGCGGGCTATAAGGCAAAAAGAGCAGGAGATGGCCAACTTTGCCAAGCAGCGGGAGCAGTACGAGGGCACCTCTACGCGCCTAGCTGATTTGCAACGACTGGCAAAAGAAAACCCTGCCAAACTTCTTGGTGAGCTTGGGATTAACTACGATGAATTGACCCAACAGGTTATCAACGAAGGTAATCCAACCGAAGAGCAGCAGCTTCGTCTTGAAAACGAAAAGCTTCAGGCCCGCTTAGGTAAACTTGAAGAAGTTTATGACAACCAGCGTCAGCTGGCAGAGCAGGCTCAGGTTAGCGCCGCCCGTACACAGTTGGTTGACAACATTAAGAATTTCGTAGACGATAGTAGTACCTTCGAGATGGTGCAGCATCATGACGCTTATGGACTCGTAGCGCAAGTAATGCAGGAGCATTACAACACTACAAAAGAGGTTCTTGAGTACGGTGATGCGGCAAAGCTCGTCGAGGACCACTTTATGGCGGAAGCCGAGCGTTACTTAGGCAGCAGCAAGCTGCAAGCAAGATTTCGTGAGTTAGATAAACCACGCGAGTCAGAGACTCCAGAAGCCGCCGAGCAAGCAGTGAAACGGGTGAAAACACTTAGCAATGGCAACGTTGCTAAAAAAACGGAAACATCCGGCAGCACGTTAGAGAGCAAGGAAAAATCGCTCGAACGTGTCGCTGCTATGATCAAATGGGGCGATGCGCCCTAATTTTGGAGTTATAAAATGGCAAGTCCACTCGACGTAGGTACAGTAACCGCAGCTCTTAAAGAGCACTACAAGCAACTCCGTGTTCAAAACATGGTTTACAAAGACAATCCGCTTCTCGCAATGATGCCGAAATATACAAAGTTCGGCGGCGAGAATATGCCGATTCCTTTGATTTACGCTAACCCTCAAAGACGAAGCGCTACCTTTGCTACCGGTAAAGCAAACACGTCTACCTCGGCTCTTGAAAAATTCGTAATTTCGCGTGTAAAAGATTATTCTTTCGCAAGTATTACCGGAGAATCTATCAAGGCAACTGAGCGAGACGCCGATGCTTTCTTGCGCTACGCTACTATGGAAATTGACGGGGCAATGCACTCCCTTACCCGCTCTCTTGCAATTGCAATGTATCGAGATGGCACAGGGGTTATTGGAAAGCAAAGCGCAACTATTGATCCCGGCGGAACAACAACGTTAACACTGGCCGAAACAGAAGACGTTACAAACTTCGAAGTCGGCATGAAGGTTGTACTTGCAGAAACAGCAATCGGTGCTCTTCTGGGCAACGTAGGCTCAAAAGAAATCACGGCAGTCAATCGCGACACAGGCGAGCTTACGGTAAGTGCACTTCACATTGATGCCGACGCAAGTGACTTTATTATTGCCGAAGGCGATGATTACGCCACCGGAGCAAGCTACAAGAAAGTTTTTGGTCTTGAAGCATGGGTTCCTCCAGTAACCCCAGGCTCCGGCGCTGTACCTGCGGCGCTTAACGGGGTAACGCGAACTACTGACCCAACCCGCTTAGGTGGTAACCGCTTTGACGGTTCAGCTCTTCCAATCGAGGAAGCGCTTATTGGTGCCGCGTCTCGGGTTGCTCGCGAAGGCGGTAGCCCAGACCACTGCTTTGTTGACTATGCTACTTTTTCCAATCTTGAAAAAGCCCTTGGTTCAAAAGTTGTTTACAGTGAAGCAAAGGCTCGCGATGTTGATATCGGATTTTCCGCTATCTCACTTCGTGGTCCACGCGGAACTATCCAGATTGTTCCTGACCAAAACTGTCAGCCGAACGTTGCTTGGATGCTTCAGTTGGACACTTGGAGCCTTAACACTTTAGGTGAAGCCCCAATGTTCTTGGATTTTGACGGAAACCGTATGCTGCGTGAAAGCGGAGACGATGCCTATGAAATCCGCCTCGGCTACTACGGAAACGTCGCTTGCAACGCTCCAGGTTACAACTGCCGCGTAGCACTATAATTCGGACTCACTGAAGGGAGATTGAGTTATGGCGAATAGAGATTTTAAAGATGTTCAGGCGCTTGAGCGTGAGCTTAAGATTGTTGCTGGGCGGGTTACCACTAACGGCAGTGGTGTCGCGACTGCTGCTGACGGTATCGGCTTTACACCGACAAAGGCAGGGGACGGGGACTATTGGATTTATCTTGATGATAAATACACCAGTCTTATGTACGCAAATGCGACCGTCACCGCCTCTGCCCCGGATGAGTGCTTTGCCTATGTTGTTTCGCATGACGTAAGCGGAGCCACGCCATCGGTGCGGTTCAAGTTTACTGATGATGATGGTAACGCGCAGGCATTCGCAGATGGGGATGAGTTTTCATTCTTTATTCTGCTGAAGAACAGCAGCGTAACATAATTTAGGAGCTTGCCATGAAAGGCAAAGGTAATCTTGCCCTTATGATTCTTGAAAAGGCCAAAAAAGAAGGCCCGGAAGAGGATGATAGCGGCTTGATGAAGAAGGAGGCAGGGGAGAAATTCCTCAAGGCCATCCAAGAGAATGATGCCGATGCGGTCGTTAGTGCGATGTCCGACTTGGCAACCATGATGGATTAATTGAGCGGGGGCTACGTGCCCCCGCTTTTCCTTTTGGGGGATAGGTATGCCGAAGAATCTAACAACGCTTCAAAACCTTGTTGATCGTGTGCGGCAACGAGCTGATATGACTGGCTCGGCCTTTGTCTCCGATGCCGAAGTAATCAGCTATATCAATGTAGCGATGGCCGAGATTCACGATGTTCTCGTAACCAAGTTTGAAGATTACTATGTTAGCACGCATCAATACACACTACCGGGTTCTGGCTCTGGATTAACAGCAGGTCAGTTTGCTTTGCCTGACTCGTTCTACAAAGCTCTCGGTGTTGATTTTGATGTTGGCGGTGTTACCTACCGACTGCGACCATACCACTTTCAAGAACGCGCAATGTATAACTCGCCAGGAGTTGTTGCGTCGATGGTAACAAACACGCTTTACCATATTCAGGGTGAATCGATTAGGTTTATCCCGGCCCCGACTGTCTCGGGCACTGTAACCCTTTGGTACGTGCCAGAAGCAGAGCAGTATTCTACAAGTGAATCGGAATACATGGATAAGACGGTCTACGACAAGGCCCCAGCAGTGGCTTACGGGTACGAAGAGTACGTTGTTATAGATGCAGCCATTAAATGCCTTCAGAAAGAAGAATCAGACGTTCAGGTGCTACTTGTACAGAAACAGCAGCAACTTGAACGCATTGAGCAGGCGGCGGGCAAACGTGACGCTGGCGAGTCTTATTCGATTACCGATGTAAATGTTGGGACGACCTCTTACCTAGATGATTATATCAACCTGGTTTAGTTATGATTGAGTACGAACGGCATAAGACAGATGACCCCGAGCTTACAATGGTTCAGGATAAGGTCGAGATTTTTGCCGACGGGCTTCAGTCTCAAGGCATTCTAGCGGGACGGTTAATTAAAAATATTGAGTTCCCCGCAGGCACTACAGTTCGAGTCTACCATAACCTCGAAAGAGGCTATAATGGATATATAGTTGTTTCCGTAAACGCCAAGGCAATTATTGAAGTGGTTGATAACGATAATACATCGCCAGCCAAGTACCTAGCCCTTCAAAGCTATGGAACGCCTTGCACAGCTTCATTGTGGGTATTTTAATGGCCTTACAAAAGAAAACACTGTCGTTTGCCTTAACTGCTGGGATGGATGAAAAGTCTTCCGATGTTACTCGATCGCCCGATGGCTTAACAAAAGCGGACAATGTTGTTTTTGATAAAAAGGGCCGAGCAAAAAAGCGCGGGGCTTTTATCTCTACAAACAGTAAGCAGAACGTTATCGGCGGCAGTACGGTTGCAACCGGTAAAGCAATAAGCAAGTTTCAGGACGAGACCCTAATTCTTGATGGTCAAAACCTGTACAGCAAGGTTACAGGAACATCTTTGCTCGACAAAGGGACTTATGTTCCCTGCACTGTCGAAAACAAGGTAGTCAGAAAGCAACTTGATCGCAGGCAAAGCAACGCGCAGATAACAGAAAAAAACGGAATCCGCGTATATGTCTGGGAAGAGTACGAGTTCGTCGATGGCGACACCGGTGCCCAAAAGTATGATATGTATGCTGATGTGGTTCACGTCGAAACAGGGGCTACCCTGGTTAGCCGCGAGTTACTTGGCTCTAATGATATCGGGGTAGATACCAACTCCGTCTCTAACGCTGTTTGCATGTATCAGTTTGGGCAACCCCAGTGTTTTTTTATTGGGAACTACATCTTCATTGTCTACAAAGTATACACAAGTTCAGAGCACCGCCTAAAATACCGGTCGATAAACTGCACAAGCGTCACCACTGCAATCACAAACGGAATAAGTAGCGAATCCGAGCTAAATGATTCAAGCGGCTCAGTCTTTAGGCTAGCAACAAACCAGCCTGTTTTTGAAATTGACCAATGCGCGGGAAGCACACACAGCGAGGCTGCTGTTTGTATTTACAATAAATACACCTCAACGGCTGGCCTTAACGTCGTTTATTTTATTGCCAGCGGCGCAACCTTGTCAGGCTCCACTCAGTCTATATCAATAAATACGGGGCCAAGCTTTGCGGGGTATAATGCAAGGGATTCAATAACAAAGTTCACACCTTCGGGCCTGATGATTAAATCTTTAAATGATGCGTCAAGTGGGGCAAGTTATTCAATCGTTATCGGATACACTGATAGCAATGGGTCAACTGAAGGCGTTCAGTTAGCCGTTGTTAAGGATGACCTATCTGCACAAAATGCATATACACTAGATGCGGGGCCGTACCCAGATCTTCAGGCCGGAAACCTCTGGCTGCTAAATGGAACAGCGGGCTGTCTTACCAGTGGGTCCAATACTGTGACTGTCTTCTGTACAGTTTGGGCGGAAGACGCGACGGATAACCCTGTACCCGGAACCCTTACAGGGGCACTCGATGAGTCTTTAGGGCATGGGGTATCACAGTCAACATATACCTCTACCGCCGTAAGGCCGGGGCTGGTGCCGCTGCACTATGTTAAGAAGTACACACTAAACAGAGATCCCTCGGCGTTTTCAATTACGGAAAACGGTCATGTGGGCTTTAATGCCTCGGTAACTTCTGATTTTTTTCGATACAACAGTAAGTTGTATTGCGTGGTTTCTCAGGTCAATGACAACGCCCTTTATCCTGAGTTTACAGAAACAAAAAGAATTGACCGGGGGCTAAGTAATAATTCTTTGCTTATTAATTCGTCCGGCGAGCTTATCGGTGCTTTAGAGACGGGGCAATGTGCGAGCTGCCTAAGCACAGAATGGACAACTATCGCCCCACCCAACGGCAACGATGATGCTACTTATGGGAGCGGGGGCATTGGCCGCGAAACGCGAAGATTATGGCACGGCACTCAGAGGGTCTTGTCTCAAAACAGTGATACGTTGTTTTTGTTCGGTGCAGCTCGTTTTCATGGATACGTTAGTTATGGGGCGGGAACATACGCAACATCTGACTACCCCGATAACATTTTCGGCATATCTGAAATGCGTGTCGATTTTGACCCCGCCCGTGTCCTGGCATCTGCCGACATAGAAAACGCTTGGGTGGGCACTGGCGGATTCTTGCATGGGTACGACGGCAATCAACTATATGAACAGGGCTTTGCAACTTACCCGTCTATACGTCGGTTAATGCAGTATCCTTATGGCACTTCTGCATATGCTGCGGGGGGCTCAACGCCAGGTTATCCAAACGGCAAAACAATTAAATATATGGCCGTTTATTCTTGGTCTGATGACAAGGGTAATCTAATAGAGTCGCGGCCTTCTGACATCAGTGAGGTTACGACCGTTTCAGGGTTAGCATACTCCACTTCTGTGAATACTGCGGGGGCCGGTCACGTTGTTGATGAGGTTTACGCAACAACCTCAAGCGGGAGCGGAACGGGGGCTACGGTTCGGGTTCGTTCCGTAGACGGGTCCGGTGGAATAACAAACGCCTCTATTGTAGAGCCCGGTTCTGGCTATGCCGCCGCTGAGGTTCTTACTTTTTCAGGAGGGACGTCGTCTTTGGCTGGCAAAGTAAACGTTTCCGCTATTGCGGCTATGTCGTATATTAGGATCCAGGTTTACGTTCCGAGCTTTTCTCGAAAAGAGAATATTGCAATTGAACTTTACAGAAACGATGCAGAGGGCGGAAGCGTTTGGTATCACGCCGGTACGAAGGTTCTTGATAACCCCCTGTCAATGTACGTTACCTTTAAAGATACGCCGACAGATTACGCTAAAATTTCAGAAAGCGGCTTGGTTGTTTACACGCAGGGCGGCGCTCCATCGAATGGTTTTATTGGGTCGTGTACCGATTTGATACGGCATCAAAACAAGCTTTTTGCTGCTGGTATTGATGACAAGGTGTTTTTGTCATTGCCAATTAAAGAAGGCTCAACGCCATATTTTCCCGCAACTGGGCCTTTTGTCGTAGGTCTTTCTGGTGAGCCCAGTAAAGTAACAGCCATTGAATCAAACCTTGACCACCTTCTTATATTTACAGAAGACAACGGTTACTACACCACCGGCTCAGGCCCTAACGCAATTGGAGAAGGCGCTTTCAGGCCCCCGCGTCTTTTTGCGAATGACCAGGGCGCTAAGGCTGGCGCTGCCCATACTGATTCCCCTCTCGGTGTTTTCTACCAAACCGACCGAGGCATTTATCTTGTAGCGCGTGATATGTCAGTTGCCTACATTGGGGCAGGGGTTGAAGATACTGTTGGGTCAAATCTGGCTGTTAGTATAATACGCCATGATGACGATAGCAGTATTCGCATAATGCTACAGGCCGCGTCTCCTTCAGCTACCGGTACTGATGTTTATTGTGTGTACAATTACTACCTTAAGCAGTGGCATACTTTCGGCATTGCTTACACAGGTACGAAATATCAAGTAGACGAGATTTTTGACGGGTCAAAGTTTCAGCGTTTAACCGTGGATGGAAAACAGTTCGAGCAAGACAATGCTGTTTTTCAGGACCATTCCACTACGGGAAGTAACCAAGATTATGCGGTAACCATTCAAACCGGCTTTATTTCGCCCACAGGAATAATGAAAAAAGACCGAATGTATCGCGTTATGCTCTTGGGTGAGTATGTAGGAGCCCATTCGCTATCACTGGCAGTTAAGAACGATTACGCTGACAGCGCCAGTGAAACGTTTACAAAAACAATTTCAAGCGCCCCTACACCTCCCTATGTCTATCGGGCGCACTTAGGGAAACAAAAGGCGCGAGCTGTCCAGCTCCTTTTGACTCTTTCGGGCTCTACTGCCGGAGCAGAGATAGACGGTTTTGCTTTTGAGGTAGGGGTACGACCAGACCCAACGACATTTAAAACGATAGCAGACAGGACATTATAATGGCATCAGCATTTTTATCTCAAGCGTTACGGGAGCAAGCTACTCAAGAAGCTCGCGGTCAAATGATGAAGGACGCAATTGCTCGGCGAGTATCTAGCCAGATTATGGGCCAGCTTGCACAGGGCGAAGTAAACGCAGACTTACGCCGGGAGATAGGCAAAGGCAGGGCCTTGGAGCAGGCGGCGGGGCAGGAAATGCGGCGCGACATAGGGAAAACGCAACTTGAGATGCGAAAACAAGAGGCGGCAAAGGCGAAAAAAATGGCCTTAGTTGGAGCTGCGGCTGATTCAGTCGGTGCCTTAGTTAGCATGTTGGCTGAAGACGATGAAGAAAAAGAAAAAGAAAAAGAAGCCCAGACAAGAATGCGCGATTCCTCCCCCGTCCTTACCGGTGCCGAACGTGCTTCTGTCATTGAGGACTCGTTAATGTACGGCGGCGCTACTGGCGGCAACGTTATCTCTCAACTTCAGGCCCAAGATGACGCCTTGATGTACGGCGGAACCTCCGGGGGAGATCTTATGCAGCAACTTGAAGGGGCCAATCTCGGCGCAGGCGATTATGTCGCCGCCCCTCATCAGGCGGGTGCGCTAAGTCCCGAGGAAGAACTTGCCGAGTTGATAAGAGAAAAAGAAAAGAAAAAGCGGTGGATGGCCGCCTTGCCGCCGATGCCTAATCAAGCAGGGGGTGTGTAATGGCTGATAATGACGAATATGACCGCTACTATGACCACGAAGGCGACCGGTCAGAAGGTGAGTCTATCTTTGGTGAGCAGTATCTTGGGGAGCCTCACGACGCTGATTCGGGCGTGGGAACGCCTGAGTTTGGAACGCCTGAGAGAGATGACTGGGAGTCTGACTTAGATGAGTTTTACAAGTCTCAAGGAATCGACCCTGAAAAGATTCGCGATGCACGCGGTGACGAGTTCAGGGCCTTCAAGGGCGATCGAGTTGCTGCCGGAAATTACGCGCAGGAAATGGCCCGGAGGCGAGAGTACGGGCTGGGCGGAGACAAGATATTTAATTACGCCAGCCGACTAGCGGACACCGCTGAAGGTCGAAGAAAAACAGCGGGGCAAATTGAAGCAGAGCGTCAGCTTAAAATTCTGTCAGGTGCACAGCGGGGCTTTGGGGCGGCTCAAGCTCGCGGCTCTTTTGAGGCTGGTGATTTACTAAGGGCAGCAAGTGGGGCAGCTCAAGCGTCAGAAACAGAGGGCGAGTCTGCTATTGCCGATGCTTCACGCCAGGCACGTCTTGAGGCGGGTTCACAGTTAGAGCAGTTATTGATTCAAGGCCAGCAGAGAGCGGAAGACCGAGCTTTTGCAATGCAGCAGTTGGCTTTCCAGCAAGAGCAGGCAAGTGGGTCATTGTGGTCTAATGTGCTTGGGGGTATTCTTGGCGCAGTTGGTGGCGTAATTGGGTTTGCCGCAGGTGGTCCGGCAGGCGCGGCAGCAGGCGCGGCCATCGGGGGCAGCGGTGGCAAAGCCTTTGGGTCGTACATAGGTTAAAGGAGCGAAGAGATGTCAACTTTTGAGCAAAGGTTTCGCGCAGGCAAGGGGACGGATTACGCCGTAGATAAAGACCCGAGGTATCTTCTTGCGGTAAGAAAAGATGCCGAAAAACGAAAAAAAGAAGCTGCTGAGGCAAGGGCTGCGGAGGCAAAAGCAAAAGCTGCGGAGGCCGAAAAAGTTGCAGCAGATAAAGCGTTGGCCATTAAAGAGCTGGGGGCGTTAGAGAGCGGTGTTTCTCCTGAGCTTGCGGCTTTTACTGCCCAAAGCGAACAAATTGAATCAGAAACAGGTGTGCCCGGTTCTTTAATTAGTAACGAAGCTTTGGCTGAATTTAAAGCCGAGGAAGCTGGTGAGCCAGTTGACCGAAAACCGGCAGTCCCTGCAACTAAAACAACTCCAGCAACAACAGCAAGCAAGGCAACTCCAGCAGAGCAACCGCCAAGCACTACAGACGAAATCATGGAGGGGCTTAATCGTGTTCGGATGCTCCGAGAAGAAGCTGCTGAAGCTGATGCAAGAGCGTTCGCAGCACTTGAAGAGCGCCAGAGATTGCAATCTAAAAAAGTTGAGGACGAGATTGCAAGCGCAGAGCAAGATTTAAAATCATACTCCATTGACCCTAATAGGGCCTATAAGAGTCTTGGCGGCCAAGTCGCTGCGGCATTTGCTATTGCTCTTGGTGCCTTTGCTCAAGGGTTTACCGGAGGGCGAACGCCTAACACCGCATTAAAAATTATTGAAGGCGCAATTGCCAGGGACGTCGAATCTCAAAAAGCTGAGATGATGAAACGCAAAGACGTTCTTAAAAACAAGAACAACGTCTATGCCAGGATGCTGTCTCGTTTTGGGAATGAGCTAGCCGCCGAAAAAGCGACAACTGTCTTGGGTCTTCGTTCTGCTATCATGCAAACCCAAGCGCTTATCGACAAATATCCAAACATGGCTAATAAGAAAGTCGGTCTTGAGTCCATTGCCCGGATGGAAGAGTCGCGGGTTAAGACACTTGTAGAACTGCAAAAGCTTCAAGGCCGAGCCTTGAGGGGCCAAGGAAAGAAGTCTGACACTCTTCGATTGTTTAAACAGGCTAGAGTTTCGGTTGAAAAATTAGCGAACATTTTTACGGCAGTGGCAAAAGAGAGTGAAGGGTTCTTTGGCAAGGCCAAGGTTGTCTGGAGTGAGGTTGGGAAAATGGTCGGTCTGGGTGACGTTACGCAGACAGAGCTAGAGGGACTATTTGACGCCCAGGTCTCAAACGCTTCCCAGTCCATTAACAAGGCATTCAGCGGTGCTCGTGGCTCGGATAGAGATTTAGCTGCCGTACTCATGCAGATGCCGTCATTGAAAATTCTCTTGTCGCCCGACGGCGAAGCCAAAGGCATGGCTCGAATACGTCAAATCTCAGGAAACTTAGATGACGCTATTAATGCTCAGGGCGGCCTGCTAAGTGAAGACGCTCTTTATAACCAAGCTATTAACAAGGGTCTAAAAGACAATACTGGCAACGTCATTACTGAGGAATCAATAAAATCGTTTATGGAAACCGATGAGTTTCAGCGCATCAGAGACAAGGTCAATGCAGACGAATCGGCTCAAAAAAAAAGTCCTCAGTAGCCCTTAATCACCCTTTGGGTGAGGGCTACAGAACAAGCTCAAAGCACGGGGAGAGAATAGACCCTATGACCGGGAAAAAGGCACAGCATCGGGGTACTGATTACGCAGCTCCAAAAGATACACCGGTCATGTCTATGTTTGACGGGGTGGTCACCTACGCCGGAAACCAGGGCGGAAAAACGGGTTACGTGGTCAAGGTTAAAGACAAGGCGGGCCGCGAGCTTAAGTATTTTCACCTGGAGCCCGGTAGCATTAGGGTAAAAACGGGGCAGAAGGTAAGCGCGGGCGACCATGTGGCAGGCGTAGGGAAAAGCGGAAAATCTACAGGCTACCACTTGCATGCTGAGCTTTGGGCCAACGGGGTTCCATTGGACCTTGAGCACCACTTAGAGGACGAACACGATGCCTAAAATGTACAACGTTGCAAGCAAGGAATGGGTCGATGTTCCCGAGGCACAAGTCCAGCAAGCCTATTCGTCAGGTGATTTTGTTTTCGCAAAAGGCGAACGAGTGCAAGTCGCTTTGCCTGATGGTCGTTATGGCAGTGTTTTGGGCGAGGACTTTGGTGAAGCCGTTAGAGCTGGCGCTGCTTATGATTTAGCTTCTGACCGTCAAGAGCGGGTTGAAAAAGCAGAATACGAAGGTAAAAACGTAGAGGCTCTTTTACTTGCTGCTGGTCGAGGCTTAACGTTTGGGCTGTCTGATGTTGCTCTTGAAAAAATGGGCGCATACTCAGACGAAGAGCTTCAGAATATTGAAGAGCATAACTCGGTGCTTAGTGGTGTCGGTGAGATTGGCGGAATGCTGCTTCCCGCTGTTTTTACCGGCGGCACAAGTGCAGTGGCCGGGGCTGGGATTAAAGCCGGGGCCAAAAAAGCTCTTGCGGCAACCCCTGCCGGATTTGCTGCACGGTCTGCTGCCGCTGCCGAGAAAGGCGTTGCCAAGCTTCTTGGTGTCGAGGGCGCGGTGGGGGGCTCCAAAATGCTACGGGCGTCGGCTG